CTTCTGCCCTCATCAGGTTATTGACTTTCCGAATAACGGCTTTGTCGCAAAAGATAACATCCGGGCCACCCCTTACTGTGTCAATGAGTTCATCCATTTCAGTAAGGGTCAGGGCATCACCGCCCCCGTCAATCATCTGAGCATCGGCAAGCCTGTTTTTAAGGCCATCAAATTCAGTGTCAGTGGAACCTGCATCACCATTAAAAAAAGCCTTGTCGAAATCCAGGGCGACAGACTTTGCAAGCATTGCAATCTGTATAGCCTTGATGTCATTGACGTTCTGTGTAAGGGTCAAATACCGGTCAATGTCAACACTTCCGCCCATGATTTTCAGGGTTTCAGTGGACTGACTAACAGTGCCTGCATTTTCCGAATAATTGCTGCCTACATCCCGAAAAGAAGATCCGGGCAATGCAGCTTCCCGATTGTAAACATAAGAATTACTGTTAATAGTCATTACAGGAAGATATTTTAGCACTGCACTATTTTCCGCAAAAGTGCTGATAACACCTTTCCGCAAAAGATCCTGTGAAAGATATTCCTGTTGTGTAAGAGTAACCGCCATTATATAAACCTCCGAAATTATTTCTTAATATTTTTAAATCCATGTGAAAGCATGTCAAAAGTTGACATACCAGTGGTGTCAACTTGTTTAGTCCCCTTATTAGGGGTTTCACTATCCGGGCCTGATTCAGCTTTTTTAGTGAAAATGCCCTTCTTTGTTGCGTTCCTAATCCATTTGATTTGATCAGCAGGCTTCATTTCTGGAATTAGATCCTGAAAGTCTTCTGGAATGTCTGCCTTTAGCTCATCGACAAGCCCCTTTAAGGTGTCATTCAATTCATTTTTCTGTTGGTTCACCTGGTCAAATCGGGCTTTAGGGATCATATTTTCGTTTTTTTCAGGGTCGTTCCCTGGCTTGTTCTGATCGACTTTTTCGGGGTCGTTTCCCGGATTGTTGTTTTCTTCAGTCATTTGTTTAATCTCCAAAGTTTACGCCCTTGAAGGCGATATTATTTTTATATTTCTGCTCTGCCTCATCCCGGCTCAAATCCGGGTCAATTTTTTGAATCAAATCAACAGGGCTGTAAACGCCCATCTCAACCATCTTTGACCAAAAATCTGACTTGTTTTCACTGTTTATTGATTCAGGATCAAAGAAATTGACCTTTAAAGTTGAATCCTCAAATGTAGGGCTTTTATGCGTATTCCAAACCCCTCTTATTGCCTCAAAAACTTGCTGCTCATAAATTTTGAACAGATCAATGTCGTTATCCCTGATTTCTTGCAGTTCCTTATTTTGCACTAACAGGGCATAACCTGATTTCCGTTCAGTGGGCTTTGAGGAAAGATAAGAAGCCGGAAGGCCTTCCATTGTTGCTGTTTCCCTGATTAAATAATCAATGGCATTGACAACAGCAGGGATAGGACCATTAGGGGCTGCAAATTTAAAATCTGAATCAGGATCAGAGTTAAGGGAAATGGCTTGTCCGGGGTCAAAATAGTTTACGTTGCCTGCTGCCCCTTTAACCACAGGTATTGAAAAGGATTGCATTCGCAGGGCATATGCAAGATCCACTAACCGCTCGTTTATAAGTTCCTGCATGGAAATAACAGTGTCCCCCGGATAAACCCAAAAATCTGAAATCGGCAATTCTGCAAATATGGGGACAAAGGGCAAAAACTGATAAGGATTATCAACAGAACTGACCACATTTCCTTTATAATCAAGCCTCTGTATTGTTTCCGGGGTCCATCGGCTATATTCCACTTCTGTGACTTTTCCGTCTGCTGGATAATACGTTATAACGACTGCTTTTAAATCCATAGGGCTTGCCCCGGTTTCAACGTCTAAAATATCCGGGGTCAAAATATCTAAATCAATTTTTCCATTGCGGTAAACCACTTTCAAAAGCACAGTGCCGCAAAGCTTTGCAAGCCTGTTAGCCTGCCTCATCCGCAAACCTAAACCGCATGATTTCTGAATCTCTTTAAAAAGATCATGGTCGTTTTGGCTTGAAAGGGTTCTAGTTGCATCCCGAATATAAACCGCTGATTTGGCATCAATTATCTTTTTGACTATGTTTAAACTAGCTAAACTGAATTTATCCGGGTCAGAAAAGTGATTTGACAGCCGGTCATAAACATAAGGCGTCTGGTTCCCATGATAGAAATCAAGGCGCTTTACGGCTTCTGCCTTCCTGTCAGCTTCTGATTGCATCTTGTCTATTGATAAACTGTATTCAACAGCCGTGTTTTTTGTAAAAAGCATTCATCCCGCCTATTAATGTTATTGATATACTCTATAAGTAATCACAAAAAAATATAATGTCAAGTATTTACATGGCTTTATATGTTTTAAATCCCTTAACTTTTACTAGCCTTTGAAAAAATTCAGGCAAAGTCAACTCTGTTTCGGGATTGTTGGATCTGTATTGCTCCAAGAACTGCTTTGTTCGTACGGCTGCGGGGCATCTATCAGCACAGTTTAAAATCAAATCCCCGGATCTTAAAAAGCAATACGGGGCATGTTTTGACAAAGAATTGCAGCGTATGTCCCCCAGTTCGTAAACAGTGGTTTCTTCTTTTCTCAGGCTGTAAATAGCCCACAACAAGCTATAAACCCTGTCATCTTTCCGCTTTGAAGATCCGAAAGTGATATTTCCGTTTTTGTTGTAGCTATAATGAAAATGAGATAACTCTTTATAAAGATCCTCTAATTCAGCAGGAAAAAAGATCCGGCCTTCCCTTACAAGGGCGGAAAAATCTTGAAATGCAGCAAGGCTATTGCTTGCAGTGACGTGAATTATTTCATTATTCAAGCCTTGTTCTGTTGCCCAGGTTGCTAAATCCTGACTGTTGTAAGCCTCAACAACCGTGTTTTTCAAGCCATAACGGGCATTGTCGTTTATAATTTCTTTCTTGATGGACTTTCCTAAACCTCCAAGGATCTTCTTTTGATTCAAAACGTAATAGTAGGCTTCCCCGTCGTCGCCTGCTGTCCTGGCTACACTTGTCCAAATCGTGTTGTCGCCATGTTTTGAAAACATATAACTACGGTCTAAACCCGCGCCACATACATATTTCCTGCCATCAAGTAAAGCCTCAAATGATTTGGGATCAATGCCGTTTTTATAACTTGCTTTGCATTTGTCCAAATCATCTTTTGGAAATAAATTGTTAGATGCTTCTGATCTTTTGTTTAAGTGCTGGGATGCAAAGACAGAAGGCAGGAGCTGCGTTTTTCTGGACTTCAACCATTTCCTGTTGATCCATGCAGGACTATTTTTCAGGGCATCATCTATGCTTTTGTACTCTTTGCGATAGACATAAATTGTCGGATCTAAACTTGCAGCCATCTCTAATTGATGCAAAGGGCCGTTTTCAGGGTCAGTGGTGCTGTCAATTATTGTTTGGCCATTTCTTACATCGCCCTGACTGGAACTTAGCACCTGAAGGGCCTCGTCGTCCCCGGCTGCATGAAGTTCAGAAAACCAGCCACATGTAATCCTTTCGCCGTACAATGAAGCCGTGTTGGTTACAACAGCTTGAATCAGGTTGTTCAGGGATGGTAACTTGATTTCAGTTCGCCATACATTTTCCGCCCCAACCCATTGCCTTAGTGCAGGGGTATTAAGGATCAGGTTCCTAAGCATCTTGAAGTTTACAGACAGAACCTGCCTTTCACTATTGGAAATGACTTTTATATTCTCATTTGGCAGCAAGCAGAACCTGTATAAGACTAACAAGGCAGCGCAAGTGGTCTTTGAATGCCTACGGGGCAGGGAAAATATGACAGTCTGGTATTTAAAATCGCCCTGGTCATCTGTCTGCAAAGCCCCTTGCAGCATATCCCGTTGAAAATCCTGAAGCCGAAAGGTTTCTAATTTGCCTTCAGGGTTTATGATTTTTGGCTTTATGTCATCTAACCATAGGAAAAAGCCTTCACCATTTGGCTGCTTCCATTTCTCTATGGCGTTCTTAAGTTCACTATTCACTGTCACCACCCAGAATCAATTTGGCAAGGTCTGATTCATCATTGCTAAATTTTCTGCCTTTCTGCACTTTCTCTAATAGCTTCAATTTATCGAAAGTATCTTTTCGAATGGCCTTCAGTTCCTGCGACAATGATAAATTGTTATCCTGCAAGCCCTGATCCACTAAATTCTTTTCCATTACTAGATTTAGGGAAATTTGATATTCAAGGATTTCTTTCAGGGCATTGTCAAAGGATTCATCAAGGGATCTTTTTATCTGCTTGAACTTCCTTGCAGATTTGGTCCTGCCATCTATTATATCCCGTGTGAAGCCAAGGGCTTCTTTTAAATCATCTATGGGATTCTCGCTGTAATCCGGCATTTCTACACCTTGTAAATTTCTATAATATTTTTTGGAATGACATAGGGGGAGGCATTTTTCCGGCTCAATGGGGGGACACCGACAACTTTTTTTTCAATTTGGGTGCTGTGATAGGAACCGAATAGCTCTGTAAATGCCCTATTATCAAGGGTTTACAAATTCAGTGTCAAAAAATACCCCCAAAAATACCCCCAAAAATCTTTGCTGCCCCTGATTTTTCAAGCCTTTCCGATTTCTGGCATGGTTTTTGCTATCCACGCTGCTTCCAAATGCTTGCCATTGTTGAGATACGAAATTTTTACTACATAACCCTTTCATGATGTCCCATGATATTCTGCGATATTCCCAAACTTAACCTTTACGTTAACGTTAACTTTGATAACTGTATCCCTTGCTATTGCTATGTTTCTGTATTATCTATAAATATAACCACTCTACTTGCTCTAGTCAATAGTATAGCCATATTATTTTACTGTTTCCTTGCCATATGTTAGATATTTCTATCTTATTTTTACCACATATAAAAGCAGTCTAAAATTTTAATTTGGCCGGTTAGATGTCAGATTAGTTACACTGATTTTAGGTTGTAACCACAACCCCCCCCTATACAAAGTAAAACCTCTATAAATACCATAAAATGGGAATAGTTGGTTGTAACTATCCTGACAGTGGTATGTCTATTCAATGTCATACTTTTTCGAACCCCCCCCTTTAGTTACAAATTTTTGGCCGGTTTAAACCGTCTCTTCCATAAATTCATCGGGTTCAAATTCAGCCTCGTTTTCAGGTTCAACAGTGTAAAAAGAATTGACTCGTTCCCTTTCCTTTTTATCCTTTATGTACCGCCATTCAGATATTGCCCGGATACATGCCCCGCCCCCGATTTTAAAATCCCTGCTTTCACCCCCCAGTTTGTTCCTGGGGTCAAGCGGTATCTTGTTTTTCAGTATGGTGCAGATATGTCCATATGGGCTGTTATTATCTAGTGCAATCCCCAGGCGGCAAAGCTCCAAGGTAAACTCCCCGCCCCTTGCAAAGGGCTTGTCACTGCGTTTCTGTATGCAAATAACAGCGATTCCCTTATTCAGTCTGTCATGAATCTTTTTGATCTTGTCAGCTACTAACCAGAATTTGTCATGCACTGGCAAGTAGTCTATAATGTTTACCCCGTCAGGGTTTACAATGTCCTCAAAATTGCTTTCCCTTTCAACCACTTCAAAATTTGGATGATCAAAGGATTCAACCCCGCCGGGAAATTCACTAAACCGTTGGCTCAGTTCAATTTCTGACATTTCAGAGTTCATAAACAATAGATCAACAGCCGAACTGGTTCCCGTTATCTGCTCTCCCAGCAGCACTGACAAGGGTTTTCCGCCCATGCTATCACTAATGATATAGTTCTCACTTATTTTTGCGTTTCGTGTTGCTGACTGCCCTGTAAGATCAGTTATCTTGACGGCATTACAATTCAGAATGGAATGAATAATATTCATAACAAAAGTTGTTTTCCCTGCATTTGTCGCCCCTGCTATTATGATAATGTTTTTAGGCGCAACCCTAGTGTAATTTGAAAGATCCAAAGGCAAGGGCAGACTTATTTCTGCTTTTTTGATCCGCATGAAATTCATTCCCTTTTTGTTTTTGTTTTTGATCCGGTATAAACCCCGTTGATTCCCTCTTTCCAGTTTGCCTTCATTGCATAATCGGTGCAGGATTTGCTTTCGATAATTTTTTTCATCTTGTTTTATACCGAGTTCTGCATCAAGTTGGGCAATGGTGAAAAAGCCCGGTTCATCCTCTATAAATTCCTCAATCCGGGCCTTTAGGTTATCTTCCTTGCTTTCCTCACTATTCATAATAGAAGCTACAATTCGATGCACTTCTGACTTGTCAAGGGGCTTTGAACACCTATTAAGGTTAGCCCCCCATACGCCTTCGAATACCTGATCATAATCAAGCCCCCGCCCTGCATAGATCCCG